GCCCCATCATTCATGTCAGGTAGCTCTTTGGTTATGCGGCAGGCATTGTGATATCAAACGTGTCAATAGTAGTTGTTGCAGCAGACGTAATAGATGTCGAACTCATATTAAGTTCAGCACCAGAAGTCGCAACTGCACCCTGAATCCTAACCTCAGATGTACTTGTGCCATTGGCATCAGATGTACTTGCGCAATAACGGAAGTATCCTGCAGTACCTGTTTCTACGGCTACACCATCCCATGTGTTTGTCTGTTTAGATAGAACACCAGATGTTGCGGTTAATTGGAAACTAAGATCGAACCCTGAACCTGTAGACGTACCTATTGTTACAAGTAGAGTTCCTGTTGCTGTGTCATCTGCAGTCGCTGGAGCAGAACCAGACCATATTCTGATTTCTCCTTCGTCAAGCAGAGTGTTAAGAGGTGATGTGTCTAGGATTCCCTTACGGAGTCCTGTAGATAAACTTAAAGCCATGACTTTCTCCTTGTGGAAAAGGTTAAATTATAAAATTACATTCACCTTAGCCTATTCGGGAGTTCAGGTCTAATACTAATAACGTGAAGATTAGTAGTTAGGGAGTCTGAGTCAAACGTGCTTTAGTTTGATTACTTCGTTGTTATGTCCATGTTGATGCTATGTATTGTGGCAAGCCATCTATTATTCTGAAAAGCCCTGCACCATATCGGTTGTCGGCTACTTCATATCTGGTGGCTGTCAGATTTGAAAACTTACCGCCATTCTCACCGAGGCAAATACCCTTTCGAGAAGTCCAGAGAACAGTCTTTCCGTTGGTCCCATCTCCTACGAAAGCTGACTTCGGCTTTACGGCAGTCCCTTCTATTGCTCCGTAATCAGATACTTGTCTTGAGACAAATTCTTCTGGAGTCTTACCTGATAGAAATATGACTGAGCTTCTATCGGCAATATCACCAATGGATAAATATATTCCATCATCCACTGCTTTAATCATTGTTACTTCATCTTTGAATCTCATGGCGTTCTGCCTTACATCGAGTGAAGTAAGACTGTAACCATCAGTAAACCATACCGTTTCATTCCTTGCGATATACAGTCTACCGTTGTAATATTCTACATGTTGTCCTGTAGGTGGCTTAATTTTATAATTCTCTGTAGGGTCCGAAAAATGATTATCTTCACCAAGAGTATTGACCCACCCATTAACGCTTGCATTAGAGTAAAAGACCTTTTCATTAACATCGACAAACTCCATTGGGAGACTACTTACATTCTCCCTGATAGTGGTTACTGACCAGTCTGGCCATAGTCTATAAAGAGTTGTACCGTCTATGAAGAAACACATCCTTGTGTTCGACCACAGACTGTGAAGGAGAGTAGTCGCACTGTACTTCTTAGTGTAGCCATCCCTTCTGCTTACCTTTCCATCGTTGTCTATATTTACATTGCTTGCTTCTGTTAATTCATCAAGGTTTAAATTCCCTGGACTTGAAATATTGTTGATGCCTTTAAAATTCTTAAAGGTTAACTCTCCAGTATTAACATCAACGTTTCGTGCCATAGTTTTTTGCCTCTCTGCGTTCTCGGTTATAACCTGTTCGGTTTGCGGATTTAACTTTCTTCATGTCTCCGGTCTTTATGGCATCCTCTATACGTTGCCAGTGATTTCTTATGGCAGTTCTGATTGTTCCGTAAGCCATTACTTACCTTTCTTTTTCTTGGTCTTAGGTGGATTCTTTTTCCTTACAGTACCACCACGAAAACCTTTTTGAAATGCATCCCATTTAGTTTGTCTTTTTGCTCCAGGCATTCAAGTCTCCTTAATCGTTATAGATTATTTTATTACCAAAAAACTCAATGAACTTCTTATTGTAATCTTTGGCCTTCTCTACATTAAGCGTTTCAGAGTCGTTCTTCATATAGGCTCTATGTAGAATCCAGAGAATCAATCCTGGGTGATATCGGTCATCGATTTCTGGAGAACCTCCAACAACCATAGGAGTATTCGGGAACCTAGATACTGTCATGTTTATTGTGTCATTTACAATTGGAATTGGAAACAATGTCAGTTTGTTAGTAGGTGATTTAATGTAGCTTCTCGGAGTACCTGTTTCTGTACGCCATGATGAATGGCTCATGTCAAGGACCCTCTCAGACGTTTCCATTAGTGGTTGCGACCCTAAAGCCATTATCGCACTTTCGACTGTCACAACGGTCACTGGTAAAGCATATGAAGCTGTTGCAGATACTGCAGAGATATCAGTCAATGCACTCGTGCTATCTATGATAAGATTAGCTCTTTCGCATGCTTCGTTCTCAGCGTCCCTTGCATATTCTAAGATATCAGCTTGTGACCATAAAGTATCGGTACCTGAATTGTCATCCAGCGTCTGCCTTACAGATTGTTCTATTTCAGCAAATGTCATTTGATCTCCTTAATCAACAGCCACGCTTCTTGGTGGACGTATTCTTCCAGTAACAAAACTCATAGGTCGTGCTTCTATATCATCACCGTTTCTTGCGACTTCAATCTTGAGGGCATTCTTCCTTTTTCTATAATCTTCTTTAAAGTAGGTAGCAAGCTCACCATTGAATGTCTTCGGAGATTCGTACACCTTCCATTTTACATAAGACTTTACAGCCTCCTTGTGTCTCTTTTCTATTCTTGGTGGTACAACGCCATCGACACTATTGGGCATAATTACCGCCTCTACAGATATTGCTTTACTGGATGTGTCGGGTGTGACGTTGAACCTTATATTTATATCACCATCATATATGAATGCGTCAGGAGAGCCGCTGCGGGATTTCCACTGCGAGTCTCTGTGGTCCATTGTACGATCACTTGTTGCATCGATGGTATTGCCATCATATATAGCTTGGTGGATATCTATTAAATCAACATTGGATGTGGTTACCGTTACGGCATAAGAGGCCGTATCTTTCACTGAAAGCATGCCTGTTACATTCTCTATCCAACAGTGAGATTGCACACACAGGTCTTGTATGGCATCGAGCATGAGTCGCTCAACAGAGATATCCTTTGTTCCAGGAAGTTCTGCTATGACGTTCAGTCTAAAATCCAATATGTTTAATGACATTATATTCGTTTTCCTTCTTCGTCAACTACATGACATGGAATTAAATCAGTTCTTTTTAATAGTAATTCTGTTGCCTCGAATATCCTACGGTTGACAGGGTTGAAAACAAACTCAGCTTCTTTGTTCTCAGGAGCATCCTTTGATGTAACGTTGCTCGTGTCAACATCGGTAGGTAGGTCGAGTTTCTTTTGAATAAGGAGGACTACTTCGGTTTTCAGCATCTTTATCCTTTTGCCCAAATCTAACTCTTTCCCTAATCGATCATGCGCATATTTTTGTAATCCTATCTTATCATAATCCATCACTCTTTTGATATCGTCTTTGCAAACCAACTCTGCTTTTTTCCCTAGAGTGTCTTCCTTTGCTTCTGGCATATCCAGTGTTTCTTCTTCGGTACCGAGATCAGACGGCTCTGTAACATTGTCCACTCCCTCGTTATCCAATTGCTGTAATAGCTGATCTGCAACATTACCTTTACCCATTGTCGTTCCCCCTAGACATTATTCTATGAGACACAAAACTCGTTGTGTCCCGGATTTTAAATAATATGAGACACAAAATGGGGAAGGAGCAGACTCAATGTCATTTACTCCCTCCCTCAGATTGCTTACTGTTTAGAATGCGGTATCGTTACCCGGATTAGTAACTAATCCCCACACTCCAACCCTGATTTTTGCAGCGTCAAGATCAGTGTTAGGAATAACATCAATCGTATCAGCGACAGGGTAAAACTTACCCCTACCAGCATTTGCCGCACCATATGCAGATGTACTATTGCATAGGTCAGTAGATGTAGAGTTCAGATTACACATAGCAGTTGTTAACCAGCCATCTGTGTCGTCACCATCACCAACTTGAATAGGTGTAGAAGTTGACCACTCAACAGTCTGAGTTTCAACAAGAACACCTAGTGCAAGAAATCCAGCAGGAACATTAACCATTTGAAGTACGTCAGCAGCAGTAACCGTGTTAGCAGCTACGCTGAAATCCCTACTTCTTTGAAGAAGAACAACCTTTGGCATGTCCTTCTCAGAGACAAGAACATTGCCTCCTAATGTTAAGTTTCTTAATGCCATCTTTAACCTCCTGTATTAAAAAAAAGAATAAAATAATATGATTCAGGTTACACTTTTGTTGCTGGCATGTAAACCCCTGCTTCTGGTTTTGTTGCCTTGTATCCGTAAACCTTTAGTCCTCTGATCGCATCACCAAAGCTATTTTGTAGCCTTAGAGTTTCCGTCTTCACGAACTGTGAAGCGAAAGAGATGAAGTGACGAGTACCAGCCATACAGTGGAACGTACCTGTTGCGGCAGTACCTGTTCTTGCTAGGTTGTTACTGTTGTACAGCGTGAACCTATCGATCATTCCAAGACGACCATTCCTCATGATAGATGTACCATCACCAGAAATAGATGCGCTCTTAAGATCAGACTGTTTAATCATACCAGCTATCCATGGAGGGATAATCATCCAACGACCAGCTTCCGGAACATTTGCTTCGTCCAGGCTCGTACCAGCGTTGATAATCCATGTCAGTACATTTGTTGCAGTGATAACAGTTGTTGCCAACGTATTACCAGCATCAGAATATACATTACCAAGAACATCTGTGTCAACAACGATCTTCATTTGTTCAGATGCGTCCTGTGTAGTTTTATTAACGATCATGATATCAGCTTGCACTTCATCAACGTCATCAACCTTGAAGGCATAGTATTTCGCCTTGTCGATTAATAGTTCGATTTTGTCATCTGATAAATCTTGATAATTAATTGTTCCACCAATACCATAGTCTCCTATAGTAACGGTAGGAATAGCTCTGATGATGACCTTAGAACCTGAACCTTTGATCTCACCCTCCCAATCGTGATTTGCTATTTCACCAAGGACTGTAGATGCATAAAACTTCGCTTGCATCTTTTTACTCCATATTTCAGGAATAAAATTACCATTTGGAAGTGAACTATAACCAGCAGCTACGCTTACTTGTCTTCCCATTCTAGTTCTCCTAAATTTAAATAATAAATGTGTAAAATTAAATACTCACACTCTTATTAGCTCGTTTAGGAGTTGTGGTCACTTGGTTCCTCAACAAAATGAGAATCACAGTTAAACCGCTAATACTATACCCTGTGAGAAGGGTATTACTTATCCATCCAAGAACATCTTACCATCTTGCAGGTCCTTATCAATCTGCGTTTCATGAAATGCAAATTCGTCTGGGTCCATACTCATGATATCTTTTCTTGTAAAATCACTTGCGAAACACAGCTTCAATATATCAGTCATTCGTTCTTCTATATCTTTCATCCTGCGATTCACACGATCTCTTGACTCCTTCAACTTGGAGTTTATTTCTTTTAATTCTTCTACCTGATCTTCTAAGTGTCTGTTTTCCCACCCGACCTGTTTTAAAAGAGTCCGTGAGGTTGTAAACCAATTTATCATTTTATTCCCCAATAAAATTTTATCTGTTTTCTATAAGCTCGTCATGCATTGCTTGATCGATATCCGCTTCCTTCTCAGCGTATTCAACATCGTCCATTGCGGCAATCTGACTTCGTGTATACTTCATTTTCTTTACGCCACGATTAACCTCTTTTGACTTTCTAATATTAGGATTAGTCATTTTTTTGGCTTTGGTTAATTTCTTCTCAGTGGCATCTTCTTCTTCATCATCGCCTTTAAAGTCATCAAATATTTCTATAATGTCTTCGGCCTTACCATCTTTTAAATCCAATATGGCAATTCTTTTCAGGCGTGGAGGAAGTGCTTTAAGGTACTTTTCAAATT